TAAGAAAGCTTCACGGGCTGCACACGACCGTCGTTCCAACTCGTTAGGATGACTCGTTGTTTCGATAGCTTTGCACACCGCCGCTTGCACTCCTATTAGACTTACTTGATTAAGTTGAGCTAAGGACCGCGGCGTCTGACTCACGACCGGTATCTTCCACTCGGTTACGATCCCATCAAACTCGTTCATCGGCGGCGCGTCGGTTGTCAACACTAGGGCACCGCAGCCTAGCCCTTCGTGAATCGCGTGCCCAAACCCCTCATAGGCACTCGGCATCAAGTGAAAGCGATGCGAGTTCATCAACTGTACCAACTCATCCTCGTTCACTCGCGGGATCCATGTGACATTATCGACGTCCTCACACAGCGCCTGCCACTTCTTTTGCAGCGTGACCACCGTCAACGGAAACGGCTTGTAGGCCCAGTTACCGTTTTTCCACGCTTGGATGACCGCCTCGGTATTCTTAAACTCCGAGCCACCCGCCAGGTGCAAGAACTTGTTCTCTCGCGGTATTTCCGGGTGGTAAAGGTCACGGGCTTCAAAGCCCACGTACACACACTTCGCTGGGTCGACCTTCTGACACCAGTGGCGAAAAGAATCCTGCGTCTTACAGCAAACTTTGGTGATGCGTGGCAAAAATTGGTCGTTGAGACTGTTCCACCACTCGTCGTTCGGAAAAAGCCAGTTTTCTCGCGAGAGCGTGAGCACGTTGGGCATCATCACTTCAAGGAAGAGATTAATATCTGCCCGTACAAAATTTGAACCGGCATAATTGCAATAGTGATAAAAGTTAGTATAGACATCGTGAGTCGCGAGCAACTCACGCAGGAGTAGGGCCTCACGTTCGAGGCCCTTTCCCACGAGAGAAGTGACGATGTTAACGTCTTTACGCGCCATCTCTACCTGACTTCGCCTCGGCGCCGCGCCTTAGTTTGAGCATCATGCAGGTCAAAACGATTCTTATGCTCATCATCTGTGGAAGAAGTAACCTCAACGTCAGGAACGAGTCCTTCGTGACGATTACCGCAAATTGGGCACGTATGAACCCGCAGGTGCGAAACCTTTTGGTCGTTCACCACGAACTTGTTGTTAGGATCGTTCATCGCTTATCCCTCAATTATTGCCCCGGCTTGAGCGTGCTGGCCGGCGCGACCCATGTTTTTGAGCGACTTGAGATCCTTCCGTAGCAGATCACGATCACTGGCCGTGGCGTCCGGACCTTTGGCGCAGAACTGTGAAGCGCAAGTTCCGCAAACACCGAGGATGATCCCGTTGCTGTGCTCCATCCACTTGATGTTCGAGGTGCCGTTTTCACGGGTGTGCGGGCACTGCTTTTTCGTCGCGATCTTTACCGCTTGATCGTGAGCGATTTGCTGGCGCCGCTCCTCGAGTTGCTTTTGCTTTTGCGCAAGTACCTTTGGATCAACGTAAGGCTTCCGCGACTCCAGGATAGCATCCGCCAGTTGCTGCTGCGACTTTGCCAGGTCGGCCTGCGTCTGCAAGAGCATCCGCATCACCTGATCTGTGGTCAACGTCACCGGGAAGTCAACCTTGGACACTACATCTTCATTTTGGTCTTTCACTTTGTTTCTCCTACGGGCCGTGTTGATTCTAGCTGATCGTGCCTGCTAGTAATTCGCGGACGCCGTCTTTAAAGAATACCGTTGCGAAACTCCCAAAGCTGCCGGCGATAGTTGCTCGCCGTCGGTCCGTTGCTCGGGTATCCAAAAACTTTTTCGGCCTGCTGCTCGCTAACCAACGACGTTGAGCGGCCCTTCTGGCCTGAGTGAAACTTCGGGTTGAGCTCACACTGCTTGCAGTGAGCGGCGCGCCGGGCAATCAAGCGCAGCAGCAAAGTTCGCCAACCGCGCTTCTGACCAATCGCTACGTCCACGTCATTCACTAGGTCAATCTCATACTCAGGCGACTCTCCCAACTCTAACCAACCAATGTAAATGGGCACGTCCGTGTAGGCCAACCCGTTGGCGGTTAGCGGGTAGTTGGGTATTTCACTCACCGCCATGTTACGTATCACGTAAAGACCCACTCGGTTCTGCTGCGCGCCTGGGGCAACGATCAACGAGGGAACGATCTGCCGCAACCGTTCGATAATTTCCGAGTGATGCAGCACCCGCCCCATACGACGCTTCGCGTCGATAAACTCTTCCCACTGGTCCTTCCGGCCTTTGTGTTGTCGAATCTTGACTTGCTCTTCGTGCCTAGCGCAAACGGCTTCATCGGCACTGAGCATCATCTTACGAAGTTTGTCCGTATCGTTCTGGTTGATGCCCATCTCTTCCAAGAGGGCAGCCTTGCGTTGCTCTTCGAGATCCATCTCAGGAGCAAATTCGAATTTAACGTAACTATCGGCAAGTGCCATGCTTCAATTCCTCATTAGAGTTGGAGGGTGAGCGAGGTAGCCCACCCTCCCTTCTCAAAGACCTTAACGGCCGGTCAAGCCACCAGGATTCATCCTGGCCGTGACGTCGCCTTACGCGACAGCAGTTTCGCTAAGAATCCGACGGAACGGTAGGTAGGTCCCACCGGCTGCCGGACGCGGAGTCACAACGAACTTAAAGTTGTAACTCACCGCTCCACCAATTTCGCCGCCTGGGTCAAACGAGTTCGGGGCGAATTGGTAAATGTTGGCCTTGAAGTTGGACTCATCCGGTACGTCTTCGAACCCGCCCAAAGCGATCGAGAACATTACCTCGTCCGCCGTGATGTAGGTTGCGTAGGCTGACTTGCCAGAGGCCGGGATATTCGAAATCAGGGGAACGTTCGTCGACATCACGAAGTCCACTCCTGCGATCGGAATGATCTCGTTATCCTCGGCAAGGCCGGCTTCGATCCACTTCTGCCCTTCACGGGTAAACTTCTCGGTGTCAAGAACACCGTTGTGGGTTAGGTCGTTCGCCACGTCAGACAGAATATAGGGATGCATGATCCCACGATGCCGTCCGCCGGCAAAAGGCCGCCCGTTCTTCCCGCGAATCGTCGCCACGGCGGTATTGATAACCGCACGGGTCACGTAAGATCCGTCCGCTACCGTCACACTGGCAGTCGTGTCAGTTGAGACAGCCGCGTCAAAGCCTTGCTGAATCAACGTGTCGACTACGAGTGCGCCTCGATAACCCAGCATTTCGCTGAGCTGTTCGAGAGGCTTGCCGATATCCACCGCGAGAGCAAAGTCAGACACATTGACGTAGTCAACGTACTGTCCCAGGGTGGCCTGGATGCTTGCTTCGGTCGGTGTGATCGGCGTGCCCACGGCGCCTTCGGTCGCTGTCGACGGAGCAGTATCAAGGATACTGCCGCCGAGGTCGGTACCGGCAGCCACGACGTTAGCCGTAAACGGCGACAGATTATAGGTGTAAATCTGTGTCGTACGACCAGCATTCTTTGGGATCTGCCGTTCCGCCGTCAGGCCCTGGAAACCCAGGTGCGCAAACAGCGCTCTTACGGCCAAACGATCGTAAAAGACCGCTTGGGTAGATGGAAGGGTAGTGCCAATGACAAATGATGCCTGAGCGTTACTTACAGACAATTTGTCACCTCACACAAAGAATACCAAGTTTTTCAAACTTGGCTTTATCGCTGGGTTCCGGCTCGCTGCCGTCTGTCCTGGTCAGAAATCCTCTTCAACTCGGACATCGGAAGTTTGCGTAATTCCGCTTCTGAGAGTTCTCTCGGTTTGCCGCCGTCCTCTGGACCGCCTAGCTCAGTTGGCGAGCTCGACTGTCCCGGTTGCAAACCAGTAGTTCCCCTCTTTCGCACCGTGACCGCAGGTGTCACAACTCCCGATACCGCCGCTGGTGCGGCGGGTGGTGTTGCGGACGCCGGTGCCGAATCCGTCGGGACCGGTGCGGCTGCTGGTGCAGAACTCGTTATCGGAGCCTCACGTGCAGGCTCCGTAGGCCTTACTTCAAGCAACTCACTTTCCGTCAGGTCTTCAAAGGCGTATTCCAGGTTGCGAAGCGTGATCGGAAGTTTGTGCTCGGTCAGAAAATTGTCGATCGCCTTAGCGTTGTTAGGCGTCTTGTAAAACTCAGGGTGTGCCTCGTTGAAGAGAAGCGTTTGTTGCGACGCGATCGTCCAAAGCATCGCATCTTGCTGCTTATCGGGCATTTTTTCAAAATCTTCAGCGGTCACTCCCGCGGGAAGCGCATACTGCCGATCGAGCTCTGACCAACCGAGCTTTTCACGCCGCACGGCCTTGTGTACTCGCATCGTGGCGTGGCCCTTACCCTCCAGGAGGGCAAGCATCAACTCATTCTTGGTGCTCTTAATGAACCGCTCGGTGCCGCCACCGGTCTTGTAGCGCAGTTCGGCTACCCACTTGCCACCCTCTTGCTTGATCTCACCGACGAACTGGTCCGTCTCGACACGTTCAACCTTCGGTGGAGTCGGGACCATAGGAGCAACCGCTACCGGAACGACCGGCACGACGGGCACCTCTTCCTCAAACTCGGGTTCGATAGCGTCGGCTACCGCGGCCGGAACCACCGAAGCAGCAGCTTCAGGAGCCACTTCCTTAACCAAAGGTGGAATACCGGTAGGGTTCAATCCTCGCGGCGCCTCTCCAGCTTCCAACATCTTCCGGCGCGCTTCCTCAACCGACAGACCACCGTCTTTAAACTTCAGAACATCTCGAACGTTTGACATTTAACACCTTCTCTCCGCAGCAATCCGGCTACGGGCGGTACTTACTTCTTTACCTCTAAAGCTGGTTTAGGTGTTGCCACCGCTTCGTTGATCATGTAGCGAATGAATCGTACAAAGTCTTCAGCCGCCTGCTGCCGCAGCCGTAGTGAGAAGGCCTTGTTTGGATCCTCACCACGGTACTCCGCGTTCTCCCGTTTACGTTCTCGCACGTAGGGCTTAAGGATCAGCTCCTCAAAGCTACTCCAACCTTCGTCGAAGGCTACCAGTGCTGCCAATGCCTGACACTTTAGGTAGTGCGCGTACCGACCGTTGTAGCTGTCCCCGTCGATAAAGTCCGCGACCGCGTCGGTAGGAACAGCGTCGTCGAGGTCGTCGAGGTCCTTCAGCACCGGACCGCTGGCCTCTTGGGTGAGCTTGGACGGCAGCACCGCCAACATACCGGCAGCAACCAACTCTTCGTCGGTGAGTGGTGCGTTTAAGTCAAACTTCTCCTGAGCGTTAACAACGTCCGTGTACCACGAGTTGTCAGCTGCTGCCATATCTTACACTCCCGCTAACGAGCCCGAGATCTGCTGCATCTCTTCACGCTCGGCTGCCCGTTCCAAACTCTTCGTGACGATCGTTGATCCGGCTCCCGCCAACCCCTTCGCGTCGATCTCCGCTAGCTTCTGCTCGTGTTCTTGAGCCGAGAGCTCCTTCTTGCCCTGGTGGAGTTGCGCGATTCGCGTTTGGGTAGCTTGGGCCTTCAGCACCTCAGGATTCGACATCATCCGGCGCTTCACGTCGTCCGGCATCATGGGCACGAGGACGTCATCCTGTGACTTCCAACCCGTGGCCTGTTCCATCCGGCGCGAAAGTTCCAGCCAGTTGACCTTCAAGCCCGCGTCGGCCAAGCCACCTTGCACGGCCGGAGCCATGTACATCTGCATCTCCAGGGGCAGCGCCGAAGCCATCGCCCGGCGGGCCGCGAGACTCGTGCCGGCTTGCATGACGAATTGAATGTCAACCGAGTTGCACATGTCAACCAACAGGTCACCGTTGTGATCAGCCTCCATCGACTCCCACAACGTCTTGCCGATAATTTGCCGCATCAACTTCGGCTCTAGCAACCGCCGGTCCATGTGGAGGAACGCGTACAGCGTCGGTAGAAAGATCTGGTCAACGATCACGTTCACAAAGCTCTGAATCCGGCTACTCGACGCTCCGCCTAGGATACCGGCCCCGGTAGCGGTCCGACCGAGTGACGAGCGGCCCCGTTCGGGCATCGCGCCCTGGACCGTTTGCTCGTTAGCCCCGGTAGTTTTCTCGGCGTCAGCGGCCAAAACCGCCTCTTCGCGGTAAGCCTCTGCCAAAATCGGCTGCTTGATTAGTGGTTTGACACCTTCCGGGTCGGTAACCTTAATTCGAGCGCCGGGGTACATCCGCATCGGTTGGCCCGTCAGGTTGGTGCCTTGCTTCTCCAGGTAAACGTTTTGCAGGTTCAGGTTGATGTCGTCCAGCCGCAAGTTACGCAGTCCCTGCACGTGGGTCTGGATGCTACCGATTCGCCGCGGGATACCGAAAGCGTAGAACGTACCCGGAATGTCGTCCCAAAAGGCCGACAAGAACGGCAACTCACCCAGTTCGTTCGACTCGTTGCGAATTACCTTCTTTCGCTGCAGCGCTACGATGACGGTGTCATTCGACCAACGTTCGAGAACCTCCAACTTGTGGTCAAGCGGGTCTTCCGACTCGTCAAGGTACCGTGGCAACGCCCGGTGACCCTGCGCCGGAAAGGCCGTGCTCTCCGACTCGACCACCGAGCTAGGTGGTTGCTCGGCCGGTGGAACGGCGAGTTGCTTCAGCTCCTCTTCCGACGGAATTTCATAGCCCTCAAAATCCCGCAGCTTGTTCAGGTCACGGATGGTGAGATAATCACGGTAAACCACGTACTGCGCTCGGCGAATGTCCGGCTGCCGTAAACCCGGGCTAACCAACACGTGGTTGATCTCGCAGCGCGTAAAGAACGGTCGTGAGACGATCTCTTCAAACTCCACTTCGTCTAACTCGTCCGACTCGGTGGTCGGAATTTGTTGGTCAGCAGCTCCGGGAATTGTGGCTGGAACGGTGGGAGCGGCGGCAGCACGACGGTAAAAACGGCGCTTGACGGGAAACTTCTCCCAGCCCCACTTCGCGATACCGGTTCCAAAGATCTCCGCGTCCTTGGCTACCAACCGCAGCTGCTGCTTAAACCGCGTTTGAAGCAGCTGGTAACTAATGATGGACTCCCAGCCTCGGGCAACTTGCCGTGGCGTGCCCTCGGTGGGATTCACGGCGAAAGGCGGGTTCTCCGGAAAGAGAGCCTCCATCGTCTGGTCAAGAATCGCTCGAACGTGCTGCGAGGATAACGGATAAGCATTACTGGCCCTCGGGACTAGGGTATCGCGCCAGTATTCCTGCTTGACCGCCGCCTCGTAAAGAGCCTTCGCGATGCGCCACTCCGTCAGCCACAGGCGGGCCATCACAAACTTCTCGGCGCGTTGGGTATCCTGGACTACGAGGGACAGCGCGACATCATCCTTGTCGATTTCCTTCTTAGCACCTTCGGTAGGAAGCGCGAACTCCTGCGGAAGTTGGTTAAGCGGTTGCCGTGTATCGTTAGGTTGCTCAAGAAGCATGATCCACCGTCATCCTCTGCAACAGACCGAAGTCTGCGTAAAGCCGTTCATCCGCGTGAGGGTCGACCTCTTCGGGTATCTCTGGAGCGAAGGAAAATTCGTTGCTGCTGGCTTGCATGATCCCCACCTGGTTCGGAAAGATCTGTCCGTTGTAACACTTCCAAATTTGCGCGATGTTGTCCGGTCCGTCGTCCTTGCGCCGCAAACCCGGTTGGGGCGACCAGTTGACGAACATCTTAAAGATCTCGTCACGGTAAGGCATCGAGTTTGAAAATTGAATCAAACCCTTCTTCATCGCTCCAGCAGCCATCGTAATCGCGATGTTCTTTGAGTTGTCCGTGTTCTCCGGTGGATCCCAAACAATTTGCAGTGGTACCTTCAACTTTTTGGCGACCGAGTTAAGCTCACCCTCCAACATTCGAACGCCGAAAGAATCCTCAATCCGACAGATGCCTACCGGTCCAATCTTTAGTTGCCGCTCGTAAAACTGAACGATTGCCGTCGCCGCGTCCGTAGAAGAAACAAACACCTCTAAAAAAGCATCGTAGCAGAACAACCGACGCGTACTCAACTCAAACATCCCCGCGATGCCGCAAGAAAAGTCAAAGCCCTTCTTAGCCCGCCGACCGGTATAGATGCCACCCATGTCCCAGTTGATCACCATGAAGCGATCGTGCGGCAGCGGCATGCCCTCAGCGAAGGGCCGAGTGTTCCGCATCAATAGGTCCATCGTGAACGACTCGGTGAGGTACATTCCCCGCCAACGCAGCAGGTACTGACCGTTGAACTTCTGCGGGTTCGCCCGATACTTGGGCCAAAGGAACTTAACCGTCAACTTTTCCGGCCAGGTTAAGATGACGTCCTCGGGGTGAAGCGTGTTCTTCCGGTCACGCTCCAACCGGTCGGCCTGCTCCTCAGGTGTTCCATCGGTACGAAGCGTCCAGACCGGGGTCTCGCTATACTCGGTGTTCCTCTCACCCTTATGTTCAGCCGCGTAAGCCTCACCACGCTGACGAATTATCTGCGGAAGGTCCGTCTCGACCGGTGCCCAGGTGGTTCCAAAGAAGTGCCGATAACCACCGGGCTCGATCAAGCCTTCCGTGTCGTCGTAGTGCTGCTCATTTTTATCTACCAACTCGGGCGTGGCACAGTTAATTTCGTTCGTACAATCGTCGAACACCAAGAGCTCGTAGTGCCCGCCGGCCTTCACCGAGTCAAAGGTTGCGATGCCCAACGTGGGATCACGTAAGTTCAACTCAGCCGTACGACAAGGACAGGTAAACGAATCACCCGAGACCTGGTCCAACTCGATCGCCCACTCCGGAAAGAGACAACGAACAACCCCGTTCGTGAAGAACGGCTGCCGTGCCAGAGCCATGATGGTCTTAGCGTGCGGCAACTTTCCCGATAGAATCAGGATCCGAATGTCCCGGTCGGTCAACACAACCTGGGTTAAGAAGCCTCCCACGATGGTTGACTTAGTGGCGCCACGAAACGCCAGGGTAGCTCGTTCCTTGACGTCACTCCACTGGTCATAGGTCTTCCCCGGAATCGGTCGCAGAAACGAGTCGAAGATTCGGCCGTGGCACTTCTCGGTGAACGGCAAAAACTTCTGCGACGCCGGCCGCAGCACGCTGTTGACCAAGAACCGTAAGCTCGTTAGGCAAAGGTACCGAACCAGGGCGGCCTCATCGGGCGTGAGCTTTCGCGCGTCACTTTCGGTTAAGCGAAAGCTCTTAAGCTCGTCGAGACTCGGACCGGGACCGGGTGTGCCATCAGCTAGCGGCTGGGCCCACAGTGGATTGAAGCCGGGAGGAAAGGCCATTACTTTTTCTTTCGATCGAGGTACACCTTGCGGTACTTGGAGTTACGACCGGCTGGGGTCGGATTCTTTTTCTTCGAAGGCGGCGTGACCTCTTCGTCCTTCTTGAGTTCATAAACACCGTCCTCCGGGACCTTACCCCCCTGGTGCATATTACCCAGGATGCTGCCAACCGTCTGCTTGCCTCCTAGTGGTCGCAACGGGTTAGTCAACCCACCGGGTTTCACGGGAGCGCCGATCATGCTGGTACTCCCGGAGCCGGGGCTGCTGCCGGTGCTTCCTCACCCTGGTTCGGTTCACCGAAGTGTTCCTCGATGTGATCGTGCAGCGCGTCGGTGTCGGGAAGCACGTGCTCTTCGCCCTGAACCGGTGCGTTCGTCTCATCGTGGTGCTGCACGTGCCAGCCGCCCTTTACCTTCCGGGCGTGAAAGCCGTGCGCCTTGCTCTTCACGTCCTTACCCTTCTCGGCTTCCTTCTTGCCGCCGAGCAGGTCAAGATGCGAAGGTGGTGCCTTCTTCTTATCGGGCATCGGATTCGCTCCTTAGTACCGACGATCTTCAGTGACCTTCTCGGCCTTCTTCGAGTCGTGCGTCTCGCCCGTGACCGGGGTGTTGCCGTCACCCTTTTGCCGCGTCGGCTGTGATTCACCACCGGTGCGCAGAGTGTAGCGACTATCTTCCGGGATCTTCGCGGCCTTTTTCTGACCGTGATCCTCGGCACCGGCTGGGTACGGCTCGTTCCCACCACCCTGGCGCTGCGTGTTAGCCGCTTCGGGCAAGGGGTCCTTACTGTCGCGCTTGGTTGACATTTCTTTCTCCTCTATCTATTTCTGTCTAACTGCTCAGCCCCGGTTGCCCGACGGCTGAAAAACTTAGTCCTCTACTCTACGCTCTGGACGAAATTAACCACGGGAGCGCCCGGGGTCACTGTGTCGAAGATTATCGCGTTCCAATAATCTACGTTGAGCGAGTCAAGCTTTCCGC